ATTGGCTCCTTAATCTGGGAGTAGGGTTACTGCACCTGCGCCGATCAATTCCGCGACCTTGTGCTGCTCTTTTGCAGGCAGGGCGTTGAAGGCTTGGTGCGTCATTTGTCTGCTACCACCCGCGCGACTGCCGTTGGCACCGCCGCCATTCACGGCGGGCCACCAGTGCGGGGCTTTGTCCTTCATTGACTCCATCCACTCCTTGAGCGTCAGGGGCTTGCCGTCTTTGCCGAAGTTGTCGTTGGCGGCGATTGGCTCGCCGTCGTCGTTAACGGTGAAGACGACTTTCGCGCGGAACAGCGCGTCATCGATGGCATGCGAATGCAAGCCTGCGGCGGATGCTGCCGCGCGGATGTGGCTTTCCAGCACGCGTTCGGTGAACTTCGATGCTCGGGACTCAGCAGCCTCACGGGCAGCCTTCTCCTTCGCGGTTTCCTTCTCGTAGCCCGCCTTCATGCGTTCGGTGCGCTTGTTCAGAACGGTGTCGATTTCGCCCTTCGCAATAAGCGCGGCCTCTTCGTCATCGCTGAAACGCTTGAGGATGTTGCGGACGGCTTCCGGGTCGATCCCGTCAAAAGACTTCAAGCGTTCGCCGGACTCTTTGAGCTTCCCGAGCAATTCGCCGTTCTTCTTTTGCAGGCCGGTAACCGCCTCACTTACTGCCTTGTCGATAAGGGCCTGAACATCGGGCGCTGCGGCATCACCGCCTCCGCCACCTGAACCCTGATCGCCTTTTTCCTCATTGCGCAACGCGTGCTGTTTGATCCACATAAGTGCCCCCTTGGGGTAGATGCCCGGCTTGGCCGGTGAAACGAAAAAGGGCCGCCTTGAGCGACCCCAGGAAACGAAAAAGGCCCGCGCAATGGCGAGCCTCGGAAACAAAAAACCCCGCGTTGGCGGGGCTTGGTTACTTGATCTTGCTTGGCTTCTCGGCGCCCGTTTTCATGTCAACGTGGGCGCCACTTCGCCAGCAATCAGCGCAAATGTCCTTGGCGATTAAAGTGCCCGGCAGCCTCTTGCCCTGACTGATGATGATGCCGTTCTCGATCTTGCAGACGCTGCGGCCGCCGCAATGCGGGCACTGAAGCATCCCGTCGGGCTTGGGCATCCGCTTGATGCGCGTGCGGACCGCCTCGGCAGGTTCGGGGTCACGCTTTGGGACCAACTTCAAGGGCATGGCCCGATTATAGACCCGCCCGCTTGAAAGCCTTGGCATCCCGATGGCGCAGCTCTTCGAGCGAAAGCATCCGGCCCTTGTCGTTGAAAAAGCGGTCAATCTCCAACTTACCTTCGCGGAGCAATCGCCCGCGCTTGACCCCCAACACTTCGTCTTGGCGGTCGGCGCTCTGCTTCGTCAGCCAATTCTTGTAGTTCAGATCGGCGGGGACTTCGCCATCCATGCTCGCCCGCGTTGACGGGCTGAACTCTTCGACATCAACACCCAGCTCGCGCCAGGACTTGGTCACCGGCGTGCCGACAGATCGGCAGTTTGAAACTACAACGCCAGAGGCCACGTAAGAAGCATCACCTTTTACTTCAATGTCGTATACGTTGCCGCTATAATCCTGCATCGCCAGTGCTATGATTCGATCATGGCAAAACCTTTGAATCACTCTTTCAGGCAGCTCATCATCGATGAGCACATCAACATCGGCGCATCCCTTCGTTCTATAGAGAGGCGCCATGGGCTCGCTAATGGGGCTCTTTCCCGTTACGCCAGACGCGTCGGCCTCCCCGTTCGGGACAAGCAACAGCAAGCCCTCTTGGCTCACCGCAACGGAACAATCGTCGCCCCGTCTGGCGAAGGCCACTGGGCTTACGGGCTGACGAAAGAGACCTCCTATGCTTACGCGCGCCATTCGCAGCGAATGCTGAGCAATAACCCCGCGCGAATGCCTGGCGTTGCTGAGCGCGCCGCTCAAACAAACCATGAGCGAGGTCACTATGCGGCGCAAGGAATGAGGCTGCGCGGCGGCACGGTCCCGATTGAAGTCAGAGAGAAAATCGCCAAGTCTGTTGCGCCCCAGCTTTTTGAGCGAATGAGCCGTCGCGAACAAATGATGTTCCGCGCACTGATCGAGTGCGGCCCCGGTTGGATTTGCCAATACGAAACCGATGCAGTAATCCTCGATTTTGCTCGCCCAGAAATCAAAGTCGCCTTTGAGATCGATGTCGGCGGGCACAAACTGGAACGATCCAAAGAGCGCGATGACCGCGCTATCTCGGCAGGCTGGACGATCCTTCGCTTTCGGGTTGATAGGTTCTCCGACTTTTCCTACACAGCCAAGGCTTTCACCATGGCCGAGAAGTTCATCCCCAACTTCCAGTGCGCCCATGAACCGCCACCCCGCCGAAGTCAATACAGGGTGTTCATACGTTGCCCTGAGAATCCTACCGGCCTCTGTGTAAGCGACGCAGATGACCCCGCGTTCGTTCGCCTTGCTTCTTGCATTAAGGACAGGCTGGAATCTTCCGCAGTGAGTTAACACCATGTCGCCAGCTTTTATGACCTCAATAGGTACAGGCCCATTTTTTGTTTGGACTTCTGAGCCTGCTGCAATTGCGTTCCAATGCGAAGCACCTGGACCCGACAGGTACGGCACCGAATGGCCGATGGGCTTGCCTTCCAGCGTGTACTTCAGCCCATCTCGCACTTGGCAGATGGGCGTGGTGCGTGTGTCAATCGTCGAGGACCATACGGTCGCCGCAATCAGGTCACTGTTCGCCGCGTAGAACTGATCCCGCGTATACCCGGCTGTGTGGCTGACCGCAGTCCTCACCACTGCCTCGGCATGCCGCCGGTCAATCTCAAGCAAGCCGTCGGCGTAATTGTTCGCCCGGGTGCCGCGTATGCGCCGCACCATCTGATCGATCGTCTGGTTCTCGACGTAGCCCATGCGGATGGAATCACGGATGCGCGTCATGCGCCCGGCTTCAATGCTTTGCGCCCATTCCGACAGCAATCGGCCCTGAAACGGGCGGGACATCGCTGCAGCTTGCACCTGACCGATGTTGATTCCGTTGACGCCCACGGCACCGACGACCTGATTCGGCAGCGTGCGGGTGAATAGTTGTTGCTGGTACTGCGCCTCGTATTGCGTCAGCTCTGCCAACTCGACCGGCAAGGCCCGGCCCACCTGTTCGTATGCCTGCCGGTTCAGTTCGCGGACTGCGCCAAGCTGGGCCTCCAATCTCTGAACCGTGAAGCTGTCTGCCGGCAACCGCTCAAGCGCTGATTGAATCTGCGCGACTAGATCGGCATCAACCCGGTCAAGCAAACGCAACATGCGTCGCGTGACGCCGTTGCCGTATTGCGCCAGGTCTACCGCGTGGCTGACTGCGGCGTCGGCTAGGCGCTCATTGACCGACATCAGTCAATACCGGCCCTTGGCTCTCCAACGCATCCCGCTCGTCTTCCCACTGCCGTTCGGCACTAATCAGGCCACGGCGCTTGGTCTCGGCAAACAGCGTTTCGTCGCTGATCTTCCCGGCCATGTTCATGCGCAACAGCAGGTCGTTCGAGGCCTCGGTCAGCGTCGAGGCTGAGAAGTCCTTGAACAGCGACACGTTGCCGGACTCTTCCGGCGAGCCAAGCCAATCGGCGGTGAACTGAATGCACTGATCGAGGCCGTCTTCGATGCCCTCGGTGATGCGCAGCAACTCGGACTTGTTGGCCTCGGCATCGTTTCCCGCCTCGGTCGCGGTGCGCTGGCCAGGCCGCGCCACCAGCAATTCGGCGCCGGTCTGAATCATCTGTGCTTCGAGCGCTTGAAGTTCGGTGCGACCCACGGTCACGGACTCTGCGGAGCCCTGCACCACCTTGGCGTCAGCATCCCTCGGCAGCTTCAGGGCATAGCCCGATGCGGCGGTCAGGCTCGATTGTTCATCAAGCCCGGTGATGACCAACAGCCGCTTGCGCGCGAACCGCGCTGAATCGTCCTGATCGCTCTGGTGCTGAAAATGCTTGACGTTCTGGTAAGCCAGATCGGCCAAGGGCGGCTTGCCGACCATGAAGCCCGCCTTGCGACCGTAGAACGGCACGTAAGGGATCACCGACAGGGTGGTAATGCCTTCATCGTGAAAAACGAACTCGCCCTTCTCATTCTTCCGGTACAGCTCCCAGATGCCGGGACGTAGCACGCGGACCTGTTCAATGTCCTTTGCGCCCCATTCCCCGTCGTCAACGGTCACCGACTCCATGATGCGCAGCATGGTCAACCGCTCGGCGCCATTGACCCGCTCACTGCGCCAGCCCAGCACCTGGTCATGCTTGATCAGCACCCAGTAGGGCCGCGCGCCGCTTGCGATTGAATCGGCCTGCGTACGCACCTCGCCCGTGACTCGGCTGTAATCCACCAGCACCCCGGCAATGCCGTACGCCAGCACCTCGCCGGTCAGCTCACCCGCAAACACATGCAGGTTGTTGCCCATCTGGTCGATGTCCATCGCCAGGGCCTTGATTCGCTCGCTGTTCTCATCCGTCAGCGTCAGTTCGCGGCTGAAGGGCTTGGCCGCCATGACGCCGATGGTGCGCTGATAGGCCGGAAACAGCGTTGCGGTGCAATTCCGGTACTTCCAGTCTTCGTCATCCTCACGCGGCTCCTGCGGCAACAGACGGCGGCCAGCGGCACGCATTGCCCGCGTGCCGCCCATCAGTGGGCTGATGATCTCCCAGTCCGCCGCCATCGCGGCGACTTCGGGCGATTGTGCGTTTACGGTCATGGGTGGGCCTTTACATCCGGAAGCGTTCGGTGCTTGCGGTGCGTTTGATGATCGGGAACTTGTAGCTGATGAAATACCCACCCGCGTCGGGGTGGTGGTCGAGGCCGCCGGACTTGTCCGGCTCCCCGGTCTTGTCGTACGCCTGCTTTTCCAAACACTCCGCGAAGGTTGGGCAGGTGTCCGGGTTGACCTTGAGGTCTCGCGTTCTCAGCACCGCGTTGACGCTCAATACGCGATCCTTCACCGCTGGGTTCGAGGCATTCACGCAGACCCGGAAGCCCGCTTGTTTCAGCAAGTCCAGATCCGTGGCGCTGGCGTTGTTGCTCTTCCGACTGCCGCCCGATGCGTCCGGATAGACGAAAATCGAATGACCCTGATGACGCGACTTGATCAACGCGATCATGGCCGGGGTGTCGAACACATCGGCGTACTCGTGCACCGCGTGCGGCTTGCCATCCCGAAGCACAAAGATGACCGCTGCCATCTTGCCGACGTTGAAGTCCATGCCGATATGAAGGGCGTCGTCGGCCTTGATCGTTTCGCTGGTGTGATTCAGGCGCCGGTCGTACTCGCTGTAGACCGTGCCGCTGGTGAGATTGGTGAACTCGCCATCCAAATACGCGGCGAGCTGCTGAGATGAATAGGTGGCCTGCAAATTGGCGATATAGCCTTCCGGCAGGTTCGCTGCGTTGTCGCTGGTCTTGGCGCGGAACAGCACGTAACCCGGCGCAACTTTCTTGACCCAACGCTCCCAAACGAAGCCGAAGCCCTCCGGGGTCGTTGCCACCGCTACGGTGTTGGCGATTTCGCACCGCTGCCGATTGCGGGCAATGATCTTGCTCCACGCTTCCCGCGCCAGATGGACGGGCATCGTGTCCAACTCGTCGCAGATGCTGTGCGCCACCTCATAACCCACGATGCTGGCCGGGGTGCTCATGCTGCGGAACAGGATTCGCCCAGCGCCGGGGAACTCGATGTGAGGTGACGTGCCGCCGCGCGTCTTGTATGCCCAGCCCTTGCGTTCGCATAGCTCGGGGAATCGCCGCATGGCGATGTCCTCGACAAGCGGAAAGCTCGGCAGGTAATACGCGACGTCACTTTTCTTGAAGTGCGCCTTGAGCGCCATCGCTCGGGCTATAGCCGCCGCAGTCTTGCCGCTTCCATAGCCCCCGCAAAACGCCGGGAACGGCTCTCGACTGGTTGCGAAAGCCCTTTGCGTCGGAGTCAGGCTCACACGAACTCGTCAATGCTGGCCGGTAGTTCCTTGGTGGTGACCAGCGACTCGGTTTTCTCGACATGGATTCCCGCTGCCTTGCCGCGTGCCACCTCGGCAGCGATAGCCGCGCTGATCTGCTTTTCCTTGACCGCCATATTGCGCAGCATCATCAGGTCACGCAGATGGCCCTCAAGCGTCATCTGAGCCTTTTCCGCTACCGGCTTGCGCAGTTCGGCCACCCTTGCCGCTACCTTGCCGTTCGCCATCAGGACCGATGCTTTGCTGTGCACCGTCTCCGGCTTCGACTTTTCAGCGTTGTAGACCGTTCTATACGCCTCGGCCTGAGACTTGCCGGATGCCACCGCCTGGGCGAAGGCTTCCTGCTTTGCGGTGAGAGCGGCCATTACGCGGCCGCCACTTTTGAATGGAGCGTGCGGGTCGGAGTTGAGCCGCCCAGCGTCGGGGGGTTCCCGACGTCCTGCCCTTTCGCACGCGATAGCTTTTCGCCGCGATACATGCCAGCGCCCATTTCTTCGATCTTGCCGAATGGCAGCACCGGTACTGTCAGACGCTCACGCGCAGCCGGGTTAAGGAAATAAACGTATCGAAGTTGAAAACCAGGTATCGGTCTGCCACCGGCATTCTGGATGCTTCGCATCGAAGCTGCGCCATCGTGAAGGATGTTGCCAGCCTTTGTCATTGTGGTTCTGCTCACACGGCGTCGCACTTCTTCTCTAACCAATTCGCCGCCCTTTGGGCCGAGCATGGTCACGGTAGAGGAGGCAAACTTAAACCCATCGGGAAGCTCCCATATCTGGTTGTTCTTCTTTATAGAAGTCAGCAAGAACCCAGCTGCCCGGTAGATCGTCCCGTCCCCGCACTGCGCACCATCTGCGAAGCTGATGCACCACTCGATGTGCGGATAAGCCTTGCGCATGATGCGGAACGCGACGGCTAGCGCCCGGCTTTCGCTGTTGCGTGGCAGCGCTTCCCCAAACGCCATTCGGTTCAGCTCGATAAACCCATTCCACCCGGTCTCGCGCACCAGTCCCTGGGTCTTTCGTTTGTCGAGAGAAGGCCCGAACTGCATTGCGCCTTCCAGGCGACCTTCCAGGAAAACGCCGAAATGCAGTTGTGAGTTGTTTACTACCTTCCCGCTGTAGTGAATCCGCTTAACCACTCGGTCAGCATCCGCGCGAGATATTGGCGCGACGCGGATGTCCTTTGCGCTAACCATGCCCGGCCACTGTTAGAAAGGTCTCGCAGACGCGCGCCAGCGCGTTGCCGTTGCTGTTCTCGTTCGGGCTGTCGAAAGGCCCCATCGCCTTGGCTGCCGCAAGCGCCGCGTCAATCTGCTCCTTCTGTTCGTCGTGCACGGTAAACGTCATCTGCTGGAAGGGCTCGCGGTCGCCGTCGTTTAGGGCGGGCAATTCGACCTCTTTAGCGGCACCTGTAAGAGCGGATATCTCATCGAGGTCAAAGCCAGTCAGCTCGACATCAAAGCCATCGGCTTGCAGGTCTGCAAACTCGAGTGCGAGCATTTCCGCATCCCACCCGGCATTCAGCGCAAGCTTGTTGTCGGCGATGACGTATGCCCGGCGCTGAGTTTCGGTTAGGTGCCCCAATGTGATCGTCGGCACTTCTTTTATGCCGACCTTGAGGGCCGCCTGAACACGACCGTGTCCGGCAATGATTCCGCTCTGATCGTCCAGCAGGACCGGGTTAGTGAACCCGAACTCGCGCATGCTGGCGGCGATCTGAGCCACTTGCTCTTCGCTGTGCGTGCGACTGTTTCGAGCGTACGGGATGAGGTCATCCACGCTTCGGTAGACCATCGCTAATTCATTTGAGGGCTTTGCCATAACGCGCCCTCCGTCATGGGCCATGTGTTTGACGCCCTATGTCGGGGGCGAACCGGTCACGCAGGCACGATCATTCAGCCCCGGAGTTGTGAAGGGGCCACGCGCCTCGGTGACTGCCAGTGTTGCCCTGACCACCGCTGGCTGGGCCAAAAGATGCCCCGCGTACACGGGGCCTCCCTCGCTATCCCTTGGGATGCTGGACGGGGAGTGGGGTGAAGTGTGGTCAGGGCGCCTGTTGTTTCAGGCCGTGCGCGCGCACCCGCCTTCGCGGGCCCCGGTAGAGATTGAAAGCGGGCCAGAACGTTACCTCCGGCTCCACGGTGCTGTGCTGCATCTAAGGCACACGATCTATTCGGCCATGAACCCGCGTCGATCCGCGATTTCCGAGTGCCTGAACTACAGGCTTCCGCTTTCAAGCGATGCTTCCACTCGGCACCACATCCCTCATCCCGAGAGGTTTGGGAATCAGAAGCATCCTTCAAAGCTCTCGGACATCCGAGATTTGTAACGCAAAAAGCCCGCTGATCGGCGGGCTTCTTAGGCAACTACTGCAATGTACCTGAATGATGCATCCTTAATTCCAGAATGTCAAATCGCCCTGATCCGTGGGCCGTAGGTCTCCATCATCGCGCGGTCGTGCGTGTTGTTCACGTAGTAG